TAGCCCTTGTTATCTTTAGCTTTGCCATTGTTACTCCTTAGTTAAAATGCCACCGATGGGGACACTGTTAGTGCGGAGTTTACAGTAAAGGACAGACTTGAAGTAGCAATTTCAGCCACGCCGCCTTGACCGATTGGGGTCAGGTTATTTACCAGGATTGAAAATTGGTATGTTGGATTAGCTGCTGATACTGCAGTGCCTTTTACAGTGATAACCGATACTGCCAAAGTTTGTCCAAAGGCTGCATTTAGTGTCTGCATTACCTGGCTCGCTGCCCACTCATTAAGGAAGTCGATGGAAAAAGTTGCAGATTGCAAACCCGCAACAAATTTGTGAGAGGAGTCACCCATTGATGTGACTTCTAATTCATCCACAATTTGATTAATCACGGCGTTTGTAACATACGCACTGATGTCGATTGAAGGTACAGTAGGCGCAGCGGCAGTAGCCAATTTAACGCCTACGTTATTATTTAAGTATATGGCCATTGTTATTCCTCTTCTTTTTTAGTTTGTGTTGGTTTTGGTGCGTCTTTTATTTGGCCTGTCTTAATTAAGAAGGCTAAGTCTTCTGATGTACTCATTGTTAACTCCAGCTCGTTAGGATTGATAGTGTGATTTCTGACGTTAATAAATCTCCACTAGCTGCGTTAGTTATAGCTGGAGCGGAGACACTTGATATGTTGTAAACCAGGGTCGATGCCGCCAGTTTGTTTACTACTGCCACAATAAAGTCCTCAATACCTTTTAGGTTGCCCTGGTTATCAAAGGCTGGGGCAGTTATTAGAATCTTAAAATTAGCCAGGGGCGCAATGCCTGTTTGGCTATTGTTGTTTGGTTGAATGTACGGGTCGCTAGGAGTGATAACGACGCTGTTTGCCAGAAGTGTGGCTGGCGGAAAACTGAAGGTAGACCAAACACCAGCGTTGGCTAAAGCGGTTGCCACCGTGGCACGTAGGGTACTTATTGCAGCCATTAGCCCACCAGTGATGCAGGTGCGGCATAAGGTTGGATGAGACCTCTGATCCTGTTAATCATTTGGTAACCCATACGATAAGGACTTGCAGATATCCCATCCATACCCACCCCGCCCGTTTGGCTGACCTGTCTGGCTTGGAAAATATCAACTGCCAAGACCATTGCCGCCTCTCTTATACTTGGGGTTGTCGCATAAGATTGTGTCTTGTGATCTGGGCCTGTTGCTAAGCCGTAGGGTGCTACTTTATGGAATACCTGGTTAGCTGCAGTCCTGTTGTACTGCACAAATGAATAGCCATTAGGGAAATTGACCTGGCCGTAGTTATACATAAATACTGGGATAAGGCTCGTAGTGCCAGAAGTTGGCGGAATTGTGCCCGTGATTGTGTGCGTGCCGTTAAAGGTGCCACCGCAACCACTAACCACTATTGATTGGGTCGCAGCGAATGCGTTTGGATTAGCAAGCATAAGTGTTGCCACGTTATCTTGTAATGCTGTTCCTACGACTGGGGCAGTATTGAACCATAGGTATTGATTAATTAAATCTTCTGAGGTTTGACATACTTCCTCAATAGTTGCGTCTGAATAAAGAGATCCAATACCGAGGTTAGTTCGCAACTCGGCTGTGGTCACATACGTGGCTGGCATCTCTACTCCTTTGTTAAAAACTCCCCCAGGGCTAGGGCTACTAAACCCCAGGGGATTATTTATTGGTTAATCGGTCTTATCAGGTCTTCTTGTACTTCAAGATTCCGTTAGGCATCTTGGCGATTGTTGCCATATATCCGTAGATTGCAACCTGTACTTGTAGGTTAGAAACTACGTTTACAGACATAAATGCCTGTGGTGAGCGATATACGGTAAATGCTTCTGGTGCAAGGATCACAGCAGAATCATCGTCGAATGTAGTTGCTGAGAAGTTTTTATCCACGTACAGATCTAATCCAAGAACATTGCCTCGGATAGATGTTGGATTAACTTGTCCAGCTGCGTTCATTGGTTGCAAAGCGTTAAATACTGGTCGCTTCGTTGTATCTTGCGCACCGATCAACGCACCCCATTGTGCTGGGTTAGCGATGTAATTCTGTGCAAAGTAACCTGTGTTTGAATAGATAGTACGTGCACCCTCAGTAGTAAATGCAACAATTCCATCAAGGTCTGCAGATGTATTGGTGCCATTCATACCAGCTGCAAGTAACGCAGTTAATACGGTTGTATCAATTGTCTTCAAATATGCATACTCAAGTTGCTTTGTAAGTTCTGCATAAAAGTTAGGATCTGATCTCTCAAGCAGTTCCACACTCAATGTATTCATACCTGAGTACTTGGATACTGTGCCTGTTAGATAAGCAGTTTCCATGCCAGTATTTTGTACTGCGCCAGCTTCTGCTTCAACAGTTACAACTGGTGCAACTCCAGTTCCACCACCACTTGAGGTAACAAGTGAAGGCACGTTTATTGTCATGCCAGAGGCTGGAAGTGTGCCTTGTGAACAGGCATCAATTGCTGGTGTGCCAAAGCGTGTATTAGTTACAAACTCGCTTAGATATTGAGTTGGAGAAAATGCTGGGTTAGTTGAGAATGAGTCGTCGGCTGCAGCTATGTACAGTTTAGAATCATCGTTGCCTAAAGCAGCTTTAATTTTGTGCTCTGTATATGAAGCCATAGATGTGATTGGCGAACGTACAGTTGTCTGGATAAGTGGTGCTGTAATAACTGGGCGTGCGGCTTCTACTGTAGGAGTAGCAGCCTCTGCCTTTGCTTCTTGTGGCGCTGTTGCTAAATCTTCCACAGGAGCCTCGCTTTCTTTAGTTTCGATTGGTGTCTCTGCTTCGTTTTCACTAGCAGCAACTTTAGTTACTTGCGCAGCCGCAAATGCTGGCGATTCCACCAGGCTTACTTCACGCAGGCTGGCGCTGGTTACATATAGATAATCTTTTTTCTGGATTGACTTGTTTACGTCAACTCCAACGGACAACCCGTCTATTAATTGTTCTCCAGCTAAAATTAAAGCGTCTTGGCCTTGCATGCTTGCGCTAATTTTGAATGATGCGTAAATGCCGTCTTCTGCCTGGTTAAATTTTTGCATTCTACCTATCGGGCGCTCTGCGCTGTGCTGCATAAGCATCTTGACCTTGCCTGGGTCGCCTATCTCTATTGATCCTTTAGCAAAAACCACTTTGCCTACAGAAGTATTACCTACTTCTTCAAATGGCACAATCTTGCCAGCGATTATCCTGCGCTCTGTATCGGCAGCTTCTACCTGGCTACTGAATGTAAGTATCATCTTCTGTTTCTCTTCCGTTAGGTGTCATGTTTTCCATTTCTTTAGCATCTTCAACATCTATTAAACCTAATGCCAACATTTTCTCTAATGCTTCTAAGCGTTTCATTGTGTCGGCACGTAAGAAGGACTCCTCGATTGCAAATTTAACAACATGGCCTCTTGCCGTAATATCATCCATACTAAGTCTGTCCTCGATTGCACAAATAAACGGTTGCAAAGAATAAGCCACGAACTCTTTACGGCCGTCAATAATGTTTTGATAGGTCATACTGTTATTCATGTCGGCGCTGATCATGTAGGCTGGCACGTTCATGGCCCTGCTGATTTGTGTACAAAGGTACTGTTGCGCCTCGTTGTACATCATGTCTTTGGGCGAGAATCCTGTAGTTTCATAACTTAATGTGCTAGTTAAATATGCTGTTGATCTGTTTAATCTGCTTTGCTTCCATTGAGCTAGTAATCCAGATACTTGTTGCTCTGGTAAATCTGCTCCTGTGTTCTTTATATAACCACTTGGTACGGGAGTTTGTGCAGATACGGCTGCAGCCTTTTCAATATCTAATGCGCTTTGAATAGTGCGAGCTGCGGTTTGTAATACGCCTTGCGTCAGGCCCTGGAATGTTATAAGAGAGCCAATACCCGACATGGGTGCTCTTTGTCCATCAATAAAGTATTCGTTAATCTCGGTGCCATATTTATCAGTTGTAAATGTAACTCTGTTATTAGCAATCCATTCAAAACGTGATGGTCTTAAGTCATCGGCATACAATTCCGTGACACGCCAATAGGCTGTTCCGTAAAAGAGGAGGCTATCGACAGTCCAACTGATAGTGACGGATCGTGGCTGCCGATAGTCTGGCTGTTCTAACCAAAGAGGACTCCCCAGTACCTCACCACTTGACTTCTTGTAAAGTTTAAGCGGTAGATAAGAAACTACACCAGCTATTAAGTTTCTGCAACGGCTAACCGCTGGAACTTGCATTGCATAATTGCGATCTAAACCGCCAGGGAAATTACCAACACCAGTTGTAAAGGAACCGTACCCGTAGGCCGTGTCCATAATAGCTGGGGCGTATTGTGCTTGGACAGACTCAGTTTTTTTGTTTATACCCAAAGCAGACAATAGACCCATATCTACATAATATACTCAAAACGGACATATAGTGCAAGTTAGACAATGATCTGGGCGGTTCGTTGTGGCTTAGTTAATTCACTTGCCACCATTGCCAGACTAATAGCCGCTGTGACATCGCCTGCGCTTTTTCTACGTATTATCCTCCAGCCAGCGTCGTTTGTTTTAGCTGCACAGTTATTTAAATGCTGCACCAAGTCTGCCTGTCCCGAATGTACTAGTCTGCCATTTGCCAAAGCATCAGATAGATCCGAACATGCCTGGTAAAACGCCTGGCCTGATACATCTTGCATCTTCCAACCGCTTTGCTCTAATTTGCTTGCCAAAGTTTGCGTGGCGTACTTGTCGTAGCAGATTATTGTTGGATGGTACTTGCGGGCCCACTCATTTATATCACTTGCCATTCTTGTCTCATCTACAGCTACTTCACTACTCCATAGTTGTGCTAGACCAACTGCTATCTTGCCCTCTTTCATTTGGCCCATTATTAAAGCGCCCGATCTTCTTGTAGGTGCAATATCAAATGCCATTATTGTTGCAGGGCCTACAGGTATTTCTAAACTACTATCGCTGCAAGCCTCAATTGAGCCATATACCCAGGGACTGACGGCGCTATCTACCCACTGGCAAAGCATCTCGGTGCGGGTGGCTTCCACGCTATTAGTATTAACTGATTCTTCTAGCGTCTGCTCCGTTATTAAATGGCCCAGGGCGGGATTTGCCATAGTCCAGGCTTTACGGTCATGTATCTTGCAATGTTGCGGGGCGCTGTACTCGTAATAGCCTAAATTAGGCGGTGGGTATGACATACAGCGTTCTTTAAGATCATTTAATACGCTGCTGAATCCGTCACCCGCATTACTTGTCATTAAAGTCATGGCGTTAGGTCTTGCACGGGTAACAGGCAATGCTGCGGTAAATGCTTCCTCAGACCATTCTCGAAGTTCGTCAAGATAAAGGAAGTCTGCGGTCTTTCCACGGGGCGCATCTCTTGTAGCTGCCGCAATCTCGTAGCGAGCGCCGTTTAATAGCGCAATAGACTCCTGGCCGTTAGCCAATCTGATCTGGCGTACTTGTTTAGACAAGAACTCGTTATCTTCTATCGTATAAGCCACTTGCCTAAAGGTGTCCAGGGCCATATTTCTATTAGAGGACATACCAAGTACGTTTTTAGATCCCCACAGGAATAAATGGCTTAATATGAGCATGCGGGCTAGGTGAGTCTTACCATTCTGACGAGCTACAAGAACGAGGGCCGATTTCTTCAAGAATGTCCCGCTAGCGTCTACAGATAATAAATCATCAAGTACCCAGCGCTGCCAGGGGATAAGCGGCAGGTTTATCTTTTCAGCTAAGTCGGCCACCTCTTGCGCCTTGCTTGCGGTCTTTAATAATGGCGTATGAATGCGAGGTTGCGTACTACCAACCAACGCTAGCCCCCGTTTGATTGGGATTACTTCTGCATCATTACTCGTCACTTCGTAACCTTTCTGGTCGGATAAAAGGTGAATCTGGGATCGAACTTACTGTACTAGGGAGAGATGAGCCTT